TGGGTGACCGACACTGAGGCACAGCATAACGCCGCAGTAGACGCGGCAGAAGTACGGCGCCAGTCACTGATTGATGCGGCTATGGCTTCCATTAGTCTGATTCAGCTGAAATTGCAGGCCGGGCGGAAGCTGACGCAGGCAGAAACAACCCGGCTTAACGCTGTGCTGGATTACATTGACGCGGTGACTGCAACAGATATCAGCACCGCGCCGGATGTCATCTGGCCTGAACTACCGGAGGCGTAGGCCATTCAATATCTGGAGCACTGGAGGTATCAACCAGTTCCAGTGCGTCCAGATAATCCAGCCATAAATTATATTGTTCCAGCTCGTCACCTTTCAGACGACCAATAGCAGCTTTGCCAGGCCACTGATGGGTATTGATGTAGGTATTGACTTCTGAAACCAAAGATATTTTTTTCATTTCAGCCGCCAGCACCTCATCCTCTTTTGAAGGCGGCGGGGAATTAATCCATATTGGCCGTCCTGAACTGTCAGCGCCAATTTCTTTCCCTTCTGGATGCAGCCCAAGAAATTGCTCATATGTTTCTCTGGTAATTTCAATAACATCATCTGGAAGCGTTCCCGCATCCTCATATTCTGGAAACAATTCTTGCAGATAAAAACTTTTACTTCCGGGTGAAAAGAATACTGAGTTCATTCTTACCGTCCAATGATTAACGCTGAGACGCTGGTATCTGAAGGAAAGGCTGCATTCAGTGGTTTGTCGACTTTGAACACAATCGTATTATTCCCCCTGACAGCGGCAAAAGAACAAACCGCCGTCGCGTATGAACCTGTAATATTACTGGATACACCACCATAAGCTGTTGTTGATACCAGAGGGATAACGCCCAGCACCTTATTAGGAAATACAAAGGGCAATGTGGCTGTGGCAATATAAGACTTATTAGAACCTGTAATGGCATAAGCATTATCAGTCATTCCATTCATCGCCACTGGACCGCTTATACTTACAGTAACCATCTGAATGATTAGCCCGTCAGGTTGACGAATCACAAAATTTCCATTGCCACCAGTAACCGTCCAGAAAGACATATCAGGGATTTGGTTTTCCCCGTTGCCCACATTCCGTTTTGCCGCTTCTCCCAAACCAAGGTATGCGAGAAGACCAGCTACATCCTTTCCACTCAAATTAGTCAGCGTATTGTCCAACGGTTGTTTACCTGCCAGCGCATTAAGCATTGTCGTGGCAAAGTTCGGGTCATTCCCCAGCGCCGCAGCCAGTTCGTTCAGTGTATCCAGTGCAGCAGGTGCAGACCCCACCATTGCCGCAATTGCCGATTTCACAAAAGCCGTGGTGGCAATCTGTGTATTGTTAACCGACTGTGCGGCAGTGGGGGCTGTTGGCGTTCCGGTGAATGCCGGACTTAACAGCGGCGCTTTCAGTGCCAGCGCATTGTTAATGGTGGTACTGAATTTCGGGTCATTATTAATGGCAGCGGCAATTTCTTTCAGCGTATCCAGTGTGGCTGGCGCACCATTAATAAGGGCCATCAGTGCCGCCTGAACAAACGCGGTGGTCGCAATCTGCGTGGTGTTATTCCCCTCCGCTGGCGTTGGCGCTTTGGGTGTTCCGGTCAATGTCGGGCTTTCTTTGGGTGCATACTGTGAATGCGGGTCCGGTGCGGCAAGATGTTTTGCCATCTTATCATCCACGAACACCTTCAGCTCCAGTACCTTGTCATCCACATACTTGCGGGTTGCCAGCACGACGGCAGGGTCGATTTTCAGGGTGATATTGTCCGTGCTGCTGGTAATCAGCACCATGCGCACGGTCTGGGTACGCCCACTGCCTTCAGCCAGTTGCGGCTTATAGCTTTCCGGGCAGTTTCCCACGGCAATCAATGCCCCGGACTCATCAAACAGGCCCACTTCACGTATCCACCAACCGCCCTCATTTTCAGGGATTACCTGTTCAGCAATAATCTGGCTACTGTTCTGCGGGTCGATATAGAGCATATTCAGCGCAGCCCGGCGTTTCTCATTCACCAGTGCAGTCTGCTTTGCATCCGGCGTTGGCAATACTCCGCCGCCATCGCCGACCGCCATATGGGTAATTTTTAAAGGCACACCGAGCGCGGCGGCGCTGGCAAGTTTCGCCGCGCCAATATCCGTCAGCAGGGTATAAAATTTTGTGCTCATGGATTCACTCTCATTGTGTCAATAACATGGACCGCCCCGCCTTCATGCGCGGTGCCACCGGAAATAATTGTTTCGTTGATATACGGATAGATCGTGATTTCTTCGCCAAGATAGCTGGCGGCTCCCACCCAATGCGGGCCGCTGGTCTGCAGGTTGATGGACATGCCGATCATGTGACGGCTGCATGGTTTGGCATCGCTTATCAGTCGCTCAAGTTCCAGATAGGTATCTTCAGTGATGCCCTGGTCCTGCACGCCGATATCCAGACGAAACGTGCCCGGTGTCTCTCCGGTCTGCCACCACTCAATAATGCGGATCAGAAAGCCGAACGGCTCCACCACCCGCCGCACGGCACTGGTGGTCCCTTTATGCTGATGAATATAAAAAGCATCCTTCACCACCTGGCGCTTGACACTTTCTGTCCAGTCCTCGTCCCAGCGATCCACAGAGAACGCCCAGGCGAGATAAGGCAGGAAACTGACCGGACAGGTTGCCGGATTCCACAAGTCACGAAGCGGCACCTGCAGATCAGAAATCCCGCTGCAGGTTTGCGCCAGTCGGCGCTCCAGTGGTGTTGAACCCGGTGGCAGCAGACTATTCATCCGTTCCTCCGTTGGTTACGCTCCACTGCGTACATGATGCCGCCTGTGTTTTGTTCAGGACCACATCCGCCAGAGGAGAAGCCAGCTCCACACGCTGCACACCCTCAACATGCAAGGCGGCAAAGATGGCGCTACGGCGAATATCCCGACCAAGACGCGTCTGACTGGCGATGTACTTCTGCAGGCTGGCTTTTGCCGCTGCCATTACCGGCTCTGCTTCCGGTCCCGGATAGAGAAAAATGGTGGCTTCCACGCGATACGGGATGATTTCTGCGCTGCGAACCGTCAAACGGTCAGCCACCGGGCGGACGTTCTCACTGTTCAGGGCTTTTTCCACCACATCCAGCAGGTCTTTTTCTGCTGTTCCGTCGCCTTCACGGCTAAGGACAGTCAGTACCACCTCTGCAGGTGCCGGACTGGTTGCACTGGCATCCGCCACCCGACCGTCGGCGCTTCGGGCATGAAATTCATAGGCTGCAGTTGGCCCCGCAACTGAAAGCCCTTCAAAGGCTGCAGGCACACGCAGGCGTAACGCTTCATCGCTTTCCATCACAGCCGCAACGGGCGGCACAGCGTCATTATCAGCAGGCGTCACCGTCAGGCGTTTCACGTTGTAGTTGGCAGCGAGCTGGTCAAGATCGCCGCCCATCGCGTAAGCCACCATCACCGCCTGCGCGGCTTCGTTAATGCGCTGGCGCAGAAGCAACTCACGGTAAGCGTTCTCCTGCAGCAATTTGGTGACGGGTTCAGATTCCAGTTCCAGCGTGCGGATCACGGCTTCCTGCTCATCTTTCGGATGAAGCGCAACAAATTCGGCCTTGCGTTCGGCAAGCAACGTCTCAAAGTCCGGCACATCGACAATCTGCGGCGCAGGCAACTGCGAAAGGTCAATCACTGCCATTCTCTGCTCCTGTTGATACGGAAAGGGAAACAGGCACACCGTTATTACGCCGCCCGGTCAGTCCCACCACCATTGAACCGTCAAAATTGCTGTTAATGGTGATGGAATCCAGCGTCAGCCGTGGCTCCCAGCGACTCAGCGCCACATACACTGCCGACATGACCTGCAGGCGTAACGCCGGATTTTGTGGCTGGTCTATCAGTGCCGACAGCAGGGAACCATATTCACGGCGAGCAATGCGGCTACCCTGCGGCGTCAGCAGAATGTCCCGCACCGACTGGCGCAGATGGTCAATATCAGTAATGACTTTGCCGCTGGTATTGTTCATCCCGCTATAAAGCGTCATACCGGGCCTCCGGTTGTATCGCCGCCTTTCAGGACGCCAGTATGCTGATGCGCATCAACCACGATCCCGTTAGAACTCATCGCTCCGCCGCCCTGGGTAACGCCACCATTGATCACCACTTCGCTGTTAATGCGCGTGCGGTCAGCCTCCAGTACAAACTCACTGGTTTTCATGGTGATGTTATCAGCGGCCTCAATGACCATTGATTTGATGCCCCTGACATACCAGCGCCCGGTGGCGGGTTCGTATTCAAACCAGCCACCGTCAGGATGTTCTGTCACGCAGGCGTCCGCCGACGTCGACGGTGGTGCGAACTGATTCGAATAGACAGCGGGCAGCGCAAAGGCAGTCTCCAGATTGCCGCCCAGACTCAGCAGCACCACCTGCTCACCTTCTGATGGTTTCCACCATGTGCGGGCATTACCCGCGCGCAGCGTCAGCCAGTTAATCCAGTTAGTTTCAAGGTCGCCCGTTTTCACCCGGCAAAGCCAGTTTGTCCTGTCCACTTCGGTGACTACCCCAGTGCGGATCAGGTTGGTGATAAGGCGCATGATTTCGGTTAATTGTGCGTTCATAGGGAAAGGTTGCCATCAGGGGAAGAAAGGCGGCAGTGCTGCAACTTGTATCAGTGCTGATACAAAAATCACCCCGCCAGCCATTGCAGAATCATGTCGCGGGTCATTGCCTCAACATCATCATTTACACCCAGAAGGCGACGCTCTGCGTAACGGACCTCCGGTCCTTTGCGGCTGACGCGATCACGTAAGCCGTAGTGATGAACACGGGCAATGCGCTGTACCTTGCCTTCAAACTGCACGCTGGCAGAGTCGGCGCTGGCGGCAGTTTTCAGGTATTTTGTGGTGCGCAGCTTTGCAAACATCTGACGTTTGATGCGCCCCTTTTTACTGCGTGCTGTTACCCGTCGCGGTTCATAACTGCTGCCGTCAGGGTTGCGTTGCATCCTGATATTCTGCTGCTGTGTCCGGCGCAGCTCCTGCGCCAGCTGGCGCATCATGTGGCTTCTTGCGGCTGGTTCAAGATTCGCCAGCAAGGCACTCAGCCAGTCGTCCACCTTCTGCAGTTCAGCCACGTTTCACCGTCCACATTTCTTCAGGTTCATCGGGTTCCGCTACCGCTTCAACACTCGACACACTGCCGTCAGTGCTGACCAGCACACGCTCCGTCAGTTGCAGGTTGAGGCTGATATCACAGACATCGTTGCGCAGAATATCCACCTCAAAGGTGAATAGCTTTTCCCGTAACGCCGGGTTATTCATGGCATCGGGCTGGTTATCCCGCAGCCACAGCAAAACCGGGGCCATCAGCAAATTCTGGTCGCCGCTGAAATCCTCAATCACCACGTTCAGGGTGTAGCGGTACTCCCATGACATGGAGCTGGCCCCCGTGGCAACCAGCGAACCGTTATCCACAAACAGATGCAGTTTGTCCGGGTTATTACGGACATAAGGCACTGCTTTATTAAGGGCGTGGCGCAGGGATTGTGGTTTGTTCACTGTTTCGCTCCTGACACGCAATAATCATGTCCACTTTGTCTGCACAGACCGCCCAGGCGGCCTCCGTTTCATCCAGCAACGCGTTCAGATCACCGTTAGTGCGCGGCGCTGCCTGATCCAGCCGACACGGCGTCACTCGCGGACAACCACTGACGGTAAGCTGCACCTCCGGTGAGTGCCGGACGTTCCCGCAGCCGGATAATGTCAGCAGGCAAAGGAGTATCAGCCCAGCGGCGTAAATCCTCGTTCTCACGTTTCAGTTTCTCGATCCGGTGTTGTCGTTGTCTCAGCAGCGCGCTGGTCTGTTCTGCTTCGGCATAGAGCCGCGCCTGCTCCCGGTTATTGGTTTCAGTCAGAATGGACAGGCTAATAAGCTGGCTGTTGCTCTTTGCCAGTGCCTGACTTTTGCTCTGCAGCTCGTCTGCCTGCGTGCTAATGGTCTGGCTGGCATCAGCCAGCCGCCACGTCTGCCAGCCCAGCGCCGCCAGTAATAACGCCAGCACAACCAGCAGCAACCGGTTCATGCTGCTACCTGTTGCGCCATCTGATTACGGGTGATCCAGAAGGCAATAACGGTCAGCAGATAAAAGACCAGGGTAATAGCCCACCCCGTCCAGGCGAGACTTACGACAATCAGCAATCGCATCACCCAACTGATAAATACGTTTTCTTTTCGGGTAATTGTCTTCAGCAAAGATGCCCTTAACTCCTGCCAGAGCGGGCCATTCTTAATTAACGCAGCCAGTGCTACCGGAATTACCGCCCATGTCAGCAAACAGGCTACCCAAACGCCGGACGCTGCCAGTACCGGAAAAATCCCCTGCGGATACACCATTGCTGCGATTAACAGCGCCATCCATAACATCAGAAACAGTCCGCTGATTAATTTCTTTTTCATTTCAGTTTGCTCCCTGTAAACACCAGGCCATCTCCCGCGCACGGCGGTTATCCAGCCCCTGATTAAACACACCTTTTACATACACCCAGCGCGGCAACTGTCGGCACGCATCCGCCCAGCGCCGCTGGTTGAGCAATTTCACCAGCGTGGAACTGCAGGCATTGCCCGTTCCCACGTTGAAGGCAAACGACACCACCGAGTCATACACCTTTTGCGGCGGCTGTTGCTTCACACACCTTTCCAGCGCCCGCTCCACACGTAGCACGTTGGAGATCAGCCCTTCCGCTGCCTGTCGTTCCGTAATGTTTTTTCCTGGAATGACACCTGATGTATTACCAATGCCGTCGGTCCAGACACCCGCGCTGCACTGATACGGCTGCAGACGACAGCCTTCGTAATCGGCAATCAGTTTCACCCCCTCCACGGAGGTGTGAAGCTGCTGAAAACCCGGCAGCGTGGCAGCAACAGCCAGCACGGCCCCGATAAGGCAGCGTTTAACGATTGATGGATTCATAGTCCTCCCGCGAGATCTGCCCGTCGCGCAGAAGCTGGTAGGCTTTGTGTTTGTAGTACCAGTTGATAGCCAGCATCAGCACACCGATCATCAGGCCGCCCAGCGTTGAGGCATCCTTGATGGACAAATCGCCCAGCCAGGCCAGCACGACGGCGATGCAATACGTGATAAAGGCGCTGATTCGCTCAAGCGTCATAATTCAGTCCCATAGCTGGACGGTCTGCACGGTGGTGGTAGTCGGAATGTCCGGCAGCTCCACCTGCAGCCCGTGAGGTAAAAAGGGGCCGTATTCGGCAAGCCCCGGATTTGCCTTCAGTACCTGCTCCGTGACACCCTGCGTGCGCCCGTAATGACGCCAGCAAAGCGCGTCCACCGTGTCATACTGATGCGCACGCACTTTCATCAGATAAGCTCCACTGTGCAGTGCGGCGCATCCTGTACCCGGCTGATGGCCCAGCGGGCGTCACGCCACAAATCACCGCTGGCTTCTGCCAGTTCCTCGCCTCGCTTCACACCGGATGCCGTGGCGTCATAGTCCTGGTATCGTTCGTTGAGCATGGCGCGTGCCCAGCAGTAAACCGCGTTGAAATAGTGCTGAATGCGCTCACTTTTCCCGTCCAGCTGTTCCGCCGGAACCTCTGCCAGCGACGCATATCCCAGCATCTGCTGGCGTCTGCGAAACTCATACAGCTCTGCGTTGACCTCCGAAATTGCCGACAGCGCAACCTGCTTTAAACGCGGCTGCGTCACCGTGCCGTCAGTGCGCATGACACTGCGAAACTCCGACAGGTCCACATCAGGCCAGAAAGGCGTATTTCTGATGATTTCTGCCTGTTCCGGTGCCTGTTCTGGCGCAACAAACTTCATGCTGCTTTCTCCTGAAATAAAGGGCGGTGGACGGGGTTTTGATGTGGCAGTACCTTTCGCCACCCCGTGCCGCCCGTGCGCGGGGGCACGTTCTGTCAGCGGCTGTCATTGCGCAGTCTGCGCTCCAGCTGCTGTTTGTCTTTTTTCACGCCACAGCGGGGATCGAGCTGTAACGCATGGTTGAGATGATTAAGGGCGGAAGCCGGATTAGTTTCACTCAGGACAGCGCCAATCGCTTTATGCAGACGCGCCCGTGACTGGTCCGGCATATCCAGACCGTCTGTCAGCTCCAGCGTCTGTAGCAACAGATCGACATCAAAGCCGGTGGCGGCAAGCATTGCACTCTGCGCAGCGTCTGCCATTTCCTCTGCCAGCACGGTCTGCACGTTGCGGTTACCCAGCGGCATAACCCAGCCATGACGCAGGGCATGACGCCCGATCTCCAGCGCCCCGGCATAATCTCCGGCATCAATGCGCCACAGCATCACGTACATCAGCACGTCATCCTGTTGAGCGCCTCCGGCAGCCAGGACACCCTCCGCCCAGGCGGCGTACTTCGGCAGCAGCTCCACTTTGATTTCCGCTTTTTTGACCGTGGACTGAACGCCCTTGAGACGACGGCGGTCTTCCGCCAGTTGCAGCAGCATCAGGTCATAGCCCGACGCGTGGCGAACACTGCCGCCCTCGCGGGCGGCCTGTTCAGCCTGAACGCGCAGGCGATGCTGCCGTGCGGGACTCAGGCTCATGGATTACGCTCCGGTTTCTGCTGCGGCGGCGCTAAAATCGCCAATCTGAATGTTTTCCACCAGTGCAGCGCAGCGGTAGTCCTCAACCACATAGGCTTCGTTAACGGATTCAAAGTTTTCAATCCGGTCACGTTTCGGGTTGTCGATAACTGAACGGCGGCGGGTGTCTTCCTGCCAGTAGATGGACAGGTTATCCAGACGGGTGATCAGCAGCGCATTCGGCGGGAAGAACGGCGCACGCACCGCCTGCAGGCCACCCATGCGTTTCTGACTGATGATCATATCGGCAGCCAGTTTTTCACTGTTTTCCTGCTCTTTGTTGACCAGCGGGAAATACTTGTCAGACAACAGCTCACGACCGCAAATCACTACCAGATCGTCATCGTCCTGGTAGACCACGTCGATAAGCTCATTGACGGCATCCATCACCACGGCGTCCAGGTTGGCATATTCGCCACCTTTCCCGACTTTCACTGCGCCCGGTGTGGTTTCACCGCCCGTGGTGGTGCTGCCCATGACGTGATCCGGTGCATCCTCACGGATTTTCTGCAGCCAGCCTTTGTTCACATCCTGCAGTAGCGGGTTTTCACTACGGTTGGAGGTTTTCGCACGCTTCACGCCGTTAAAGCCGATCATGATGCGGTCCAGAGCCTGACGTTTCACGATGGCGTCACGGATGCGCACTTGGAAATCCTGAAACTTCGCCCACAGGTCCAGCTTCGCGTAGGTCAGCACCGTGTCAAAGTTGGTCTGCTCGCATTTATATTCCACATCGACCATCAGCGTCGGATCGACAGGTTCACGCTCTTTCGCGGTGGTGTCAGTGGTTCCGGCAATGGTGCTGCCAACTCCCAGCCCCAGCAGCTGACCGGACTGCTCAGTCACTGGCGTGACGTAAATCAACGTCAGGAAAGCGGCGGACTGCTGGATCTGGTCTTCCAGCGTCTGCTGCACAGACGGCTCCACGGTGAACTTGCTGGACAGTTCTTCAACTGCCACACCGTTCAGACGCGCCAGCTGCTGCAGGTAAGCGTTAAAAGCAAAGCGGGTATTCTTCTTCATCGGGTTTTGTGCTCCATCAGCAATTGGTCAGAGTGTCAGCGGGGGCGTTACCGCCTGTTGCACGCTGGCGGTAGTCCTGGCGACTGTCTTCATGACTCAGCTTGTCCACCAGTTCGTTAAAGGCGGTTTGCTGTGCCTGCAGGGCAGTCTCCAGCTCAGACAGGCGTTCTTCCTGCTCAGACAGGGATTTTTCGGTGCGTGCGCTCAGGTTCTGCTGCTCAGTGGCGACCAGCTCCACGGCCTTATGCACATCAGAGAACCGGGCGTCATCGGACTGCTCTTTTTTGGTAAACAGCGCCGTGACGCGGGCAAACAGGGACGGTTTGTCGTCCTGGATTTCTTCCAGTTCGATCACCGTTTCCTCTGCAGCGGTAAAGAGATTGGCAGGATTCTGCTTGCGGTTTGCCAGCGGGTTATGGGCTGCACTGGCGCTGAATGTCAGCATTTCCGTACCCAGACTGGCAGGGTCATCAGTGGCAGCCAGGCCGACCAGATAGGCTTTGCCCGTATCAGCGAATTTCGGGCTGACTTCCATAGAGGTGAATAATTTCTGGCCTTTTTTCACCAGTTCCACCAGGGACTCCGTTGGCTCAACGTCGGCATACAGCGCCATCTTGCCTGCCAGCGGACCTTCCGTGATTTCTTCAGCAAACAGCGCCGTCACCTTGCCGTAGCGGTTAAAGGTGCTGTCCGGCAGATAAGACTTGATGTGCTCAAGGTTAATCAGCGCGGTATACACCGCCGGGTTGTAGCTGGCTGCCATCTGTTCCAGCCATTCACGCTGGATTTCGCGTCCGTCGGTGGTGGCACCTTCCACCCCGATGCGAAAACGCTTTGCTTTCACTGTCATGAGCCGTGCTCCGTTAGAAAAAACTTACTGGAGCCTTATGGTTGCGGTGATGGGGGCAGTGAAACAATGCGCGGTATTTGTACCGACAACCACACAAACCGCAGGCGGGGAAAGCCTTCATTCAAGGCTGTAGGTTTGTGCCATGAACACCACACTGACACCCGCAGATTTCGATCCCCGTCGGCAGGCCATGCTGCTGTACTTTCAGGGATACCGCGTAGCCCGCATTGCTGAAATGCTGGGCGAGAAAGTTGCAACCGTTCACAGCTGGAAAAAACGCGACAAGTGGGGTGACTATGGGCCGCTGGATCAGATGCAGCTCACCACCGCCGCACGCTACTGCCAGCTCATTATGAAGGAGCACAAAGAAGGGAAAGATTTCAAAGAGATTGACCTGCTGGCGCGCCAGTCGGAGCGCCATGCGCGGATCGGCAAGTTTAACAATGGCGGCAACGAAGCCGACTTAAACCCTAACGTCGCCAACCGCAACAAAGGCCCGCGCCGTCAGCCGGAAAAGAACGTTTTCACCGATGAACAGATTGAGAAGCTGGAAGAAATCTTCCATTCCTCCATGTTCAACTACCAGCGCCACTGGTGGGAAGCCGGAAAAACCAACCGCATCCGCAACCTGCTGAAGTCACGCCAGATCGGCGCGACCTTCTATTTTGCCCGTGAAGCCCTGATTGACGCCCTGCTAACCGGGCGTAACCAGATTTTCCTTTCCGCCAGCAAGGCTCAGGCCCACGTCTTTAAGCAGTACATCATCGACTTCGCCAAAGAAGTGGAGGTGGAGCTGAAAGGCGATCCGATGGTGCTTCCTAACGGGGCCACGCTGTACTTCCTCGGCACCAATGCCCGCACGGCCCAGAGTTACCACGGCAACCTGTATCTGGATGAATATTTCTGGATACCGAAATTCCAAGAACTGCGCAAAGTGGCTTCCGGTATGGCTATTCACAAAAAATGGCGACAAACCTATTTTTCCACGCCATCCAGCCTGACACACAGTGCTTATCCGTTCTGGTCCGGTGCGCTGTTCAACCGAGGGCGCAACAAAGCCGATAAGGTGGACATCGACCTGTCCCACAGCAATCTGGCCCCCGGCCTGCTGTGCGCAGACGGGCAGTACCGCCAGATAGTCACTGTGGAAGATGCGGTGCGCAGCGGCTGTAACCTGTTCGACCTCGACCAGTTGCGCATGGAGTACAGCCCGGACGAATACCAGAACCTGCTGATGTGTGAGTTCGTGGACGATCTCGCGTCTGTGTTCCCACTCAGCGAGCTGCAGGCGTGCATGGTGGACAGTTGGGAAGTCTGGACCGACTTTCATGCACTGGCCCTGCGCCCGTTTGGCTGGCGCGAAGTGTGGATCGGATATGACCCGGCGAAAGGTACGCAGAACGGCGACAGCGCCGGATGCGTGGTGGTGGCGCCGCCAGCCGTGCCGGGCGGTAAGTTCCGCATTCTTGAGCGTCACCAGTGGCGCGGAATGGACTTCCGCGCCCAGGCTGACGCCATCAAAAAACTGACCGAACAGTACAACGTGACCTATATCGGTATCGACTCAACCGGCGTTGGTCACGGGGTTTACGAGAACGTGAAAGCGTTTTTTCCTGCCGTCCGGGAGTTTGTCTACAACCCCAACGTTAAAAACGCCCTGGTACTCAAGGCCTACGACATTATCAGCCACCGCCGTCTGGAGTTTGACGCCGGACACACCGACATAGCGCAGTCCTTTATGGCAATCCGTCGCGCCACCACCGCCAGTGGCAACCGCCCGACCTATGAAGCCAGCCGCAGCGAAGAAGCCAGCCACGCCGATCTGGCCTGGGCAACGATGCACGCACTGTTTAACGAACCGCTGCAGGGCGAATCCGCCAATACCAGCAATATTGTGGAGATTTTTTGATGGGAAAGAGTAAGAAGAACCGCGCTGCGGCGACGAAACAGATCCAGCTTAAAAGTCAAACTACAGCCGAAGCATTCAGCTTCGGCGATCCCGTTCCTGTTCTGGACCGCCGAGAACTGCTGGATTATGTGGAATGCGTACAGATGGACCGCTGGTATGAGCCGCCCGTCAGCTTTGACGGACTGGCGCGCACCTTCCGCGCTGCCGTTCATCATAGTTCCCCGATTGCAGTAAAGTGCAACATTCTGACCAGCACCTACATCCCTCACCCGCTGCTCAGCCAGCAGGCTTTTTCGCGTTTTGTGCAGGACTATCTGGTATTTGGTAACGCCTACCTGGAGAAACGCACGAACCGCTTCGGTGAAGTTATCGCCCTTGAATCTGCCTTGGCAAAATACACCCGACGCGGGTTAGACCTGGATACCTACTGGTTTGTGCAATACGGTATGACCACGCAGCCATATCAGTTCACGAAAGGCAGCATCTTTCATCTGATGGAACCGGACATCAACCAGGAGATCTACGGCCTGCCCGGTTATCTTTCTGCTATTCCGTCAGCCCTGCTCAATGAGTCCGCCACGCTGTTCCGTCGCAAGTATTACATTAACGGCAGTCACGCAGGCTTCATCATGTACATGACCGATGCCGCGCAGAACCAGGAGGACGTGAACAACCTCCGCAACGCGATGAAAAGTGCCAAAGGACCGGGTAACTTCCGCAACCTGTTTATGTACTCACCTAACGGCAAAAAGGACGGGCTTCAGATTATCCCGTTGTCAGAGGTCGCGGCGAAGGATGAGTTTCTGAATATCAAAAATGTCAGCCGCGATGACATGATGGCTGCGCACCGCGTACCGCCTCAGATGATGGGGATAATGCCAAATAATGTTGGGGGTTTTGGGGATGTGGAAAAAGCGAGCTTGGTCTTTGTTCGTAATGAACTTATTCCTTTACAAAAAAGGCTTGAGGAGGTAAACACATGGGTAAGTGATGAAATAGTTCGCTTTAAAGATTATGTTTTATAGTCACCTTAAAATTAAAATAACCATAAAACATTAGTAATCTAAAGAGGCGCTAGAGCGCCTCTTCTAATTATCTCAACCTTCATAGAGAAGTTTTTTCTTACGTATCTCTTCACTAAATGTCTTGGAATTCAAGTCAATCAAATTAAGATCTCGAACTTTTCTAGATGCTGTATATTGACTAGTATCCAGCATATATGCCTCAAAAACTAAGCCATCAGCACCTTTCTTCAAAGTGACCCGAGACTGGACTAAATGCACTAATCTTAAATCAATTAACTGGTTAATAGCATCCTTGACAGGGCCAGTCATTTTTTGATTAATTAGAAAAATATTACATTTTGCATCATTCAAACAAAATGCCACAAGTTTTGTGAATGCTTCCTCCAAGGCAATACGATCATCATCAGCATCTAATTTAAATTCTTCACGCTTGATATCACCATATTCACCAGTAGCAAGATTCACATCTTCTGCACCAATTCGAGGACCTCTAGGATGATCTGGCCCTCTTTCTCTCGCATGGTTAATAGCTTTAGTAAATATCCCAATAAAGTCCCTAGTAACACCACCCGAAGCAATAATCAACCTATCTACTGCAGTCGTATTTAATAGTCCATTTACTGTGATAGGCGGCGTTTCTACCATTAGATTAGTGAGTATTTTTTGCATAAACTGTTTTAAAGTTGCAAATTTTTCCAAAGAAATATCTATATTTATTTCTTTTGCATCATCACCAAGTTTAACACCAGTAGGAGGATCTGTATGAATATACCATTCACTTCTATGCTTGATAGTACCAATTTTCAACCACAAACCATTTCCTTTGGCAACCCTATGAAAATAATCAATAACTTTAGCCTGATCACTTCTTCTAATATGATATAGATCATCAAGTATTAAATATGCCGGCCCTTCAGACAATTCGGAAAGTTTGTTAAAAAACCTTTGAAACTTAAGTATATTTTGATGTAAGTATTCAGTTTTTAATGATTTATATCCTTCACTAATTTCTTTGGTACCTGTATTTCCTTTTTTAACTCCCACTCCTACATCTACTGGACCTTGCTTCAAGGAAGCATTACCAGAAGCTTCAAAACTTCTTGTGGAAGTTTCCTTTCTTTGCACATTAATTTCTTCTGGCTGCAAAAGTTTATTTTCTAAATCTTGAATGATGCCTTTGAGCTCACGGACAAGCTCATTTGTAGGATTTTTTTTGAAAGGTTTCCTTTCCGGCGCTCTACCAAAAATTCGATTCCAAAAAGTAGTTTTAGTAGCTGGGGTTAATGCAGCAGTTTCTAACCAAACCTCGAATTCTTGTAGGCTTTTAATAAGAACACTAATTAGGACATCAGGGTATGAATGACCTTTAAATGTCTCCATATCAACAAAAGAAATTGGTCTTCTATCTATTGTTAGATCTGCAACTACCTTCCTCAACAATGAGGACTTACCAGAGCCCCTTCTACCAAAAATCAAACTGTGCTGCTTGGCTTTCGATTGAGCAAGAACGCCAGGCGCGGGTTCTATGAATCTCTTGACATTTTCAGGCGTAGCCCTCATAGCTTCATCACACAAAATGATCAAGTTATCTACTTGTTCATCTCTTAACTGAGATATTTCGTTTTTAGACATTGGAAAATCCTTTTAGGAAAAAGCTCAAGCTATCAAGAATCCTTTATCCGAACAACTGTTTTAATTTATATATCTATCTGGTTCAGCGCGCGCTCGTATCCCCGCCACGCCTGCCCGCTTTATGCAGTGGTTTTCATGCACATGCATAACATGAGCAAAAGCCCGCCAGTTCTGGCGGATCTGAGCAAAGACGATCCTCAATCGATCATGCGATTTCATGCAGCATAGTCATGCACTGTCAAGGAAGTGAAAATCCGTATCTGAATGGCCACTTGAAAAACGGATCATACGGGTTTACAAAGATGAATGTTCGCTGTGAACGGGAAGCGGAAGTTAACTTTCAGATAACATAATCCATATGCACGAGAACCTCTAAAATAGAATGGGACACCTAAGCGGGGTACTTACAACGATTCTTTCCATATTCACAGTTAACACTCTGTTTGGCGTATTTTTATTCAAATAGCAAACACCAATAAAAGGAGTTTCCATGAACAATATTCCCCCTATACCACAGTTAGGAATTTATGTCTCAAAAATCGATCCCACCCTACGTATCACTGTAACCGATGTTGATATTGTTGATGGTGAGGATGATTCTCCTGATGATGAATTGTTTTATTTAGTCCACTGGATCGAGGGGGAAGATGAAAGTGATATGACAGCAATGGGATTTGAGCTAGACCCAGTAGAGTGGCAGGCTTTCGTTGAATCTGAGCAATTAGTGTTTGAGCGTGATCCGTACATGGATTCAATCCCCGAAAATTCAAACTTGGCAAAGATTCGGGATTTTCTCATGAAGACTAAACAGAATGATCATTCGTAAGTGTAAGCATCCATCAGGAAAATGGTTTTGTAAGTGAATCATCAACTTTTAGAGAGTCTCAGACACTCCCACTTCTGCTTCTGACACAAAGCGGACGATCACTTATCAAAATAACCGCCCACCTTACGCCTTATTTCACTCATTGCCCAAACTAGCCCCCATCAGAATGAATCCTCCTGGGGGCAACATTTCTTAATGCAGCCAGCTGTCGTCCTCCCACACCTTCTGCATAATTTTCATCACTTGTTTTCTTTCTTCATCCAGTTGCAGTCCGGTTAGTTCCACACCGTTAGAGCTACCTTTGCGAATGCGAATTACCGTTTTGGGATACAGGGGGCGCAGATTGCGGTAAAGCTCGGATTCAAGGGCGTCCAGGGTAGACTGGCTAATCTTCTGCTCTTTATCGATCATTATTTCAATGCGCATAAAAGTCACCTCAGCTGATGACATCCATTGAGCGGTTGTATTCGTGGCTTCTGATTTTTGCCATGAGTTCATCAGTCAATTCAGAAACCCACTGCAGAGCCAGCCCCTTCTCTTCATCACTACACTCACTAGCCGCTACAAGCTTAAGAAAAAAATCAATGCGCTGGAGCTTCAAAGACTCCAAAAAATAGTCCTGCATCTTTCCTCCTATGACACCAAAACAATACTGTATACATAACCACTGTTTATATTTACAGTATATAATAATCTTACTGATGTAAAACGTTTTTTTACGTTCATCGGCCTGATATGCCTGGTATTATTAAGAGCACGAATTGTCAACCCGCGTAATTAATACAGGTTCCGCCACTTATCATCTTCCTTCAGACGCTGGTTCCGATAGAAGATACGCAGGCCTGCTCCTGACGGAATACTGCCGCCGCGAAGGAGCAAATCGACTTCTTTCTCGCTGCCATCAAATCCCCTGGACTTCAGTTCATAGACGAGCTGCTGTCGCTGATGGTCTGTAATTCGCTGTTTGTAGTCTTTACGCCGTTTCGGTTTCACCTGGCGTAACCTTGCAGCCAGTTCCCGGCGCTCTTTTTTGCTCATACTGTGCAGGTAATTGTGCAACTCCTTGTCATTCATACGGGTAATATCCGTTCTGGAGTCCCCATCAGCTGATTTGTCTTTCCCTTGTTGGTTCAAATTTTCAGCAAGGGGACAGTTATTGCCACGAGTCCAAGGGGCGCAAGCGCCCTGGTCGGCTGCCGCCTCCTGAACGTCAACGGCCTTACGAACCATTTTCCACTTCACTGCATGAGTGCAAATCTTGCCCTGTACAATGGGTGACCAGATGCCATAAATACGAATACCGTGATCGCCATAAGCAGTCGGCTCTTCGTTAATTTCATAAGCTGTTCTGATAAGGTGATATTTGCGGGGAACCAGTACGCCGCCCTGCTTCATGATGTAGGTGGCAAAACAACCAGCATCAGCAGCAGCCAGGATGGCATCAAGGCGCGGGTTATCCAGTACCGGCGCACCTGCTTTTTTGTCCCCCTGTTGCCTTGCCGCCTGACCAGCCAGCAATCGCAGTTCACGGTAAGCCTGACGCCCCGGAATGCCAAAGAAGCGGAATTGCTGAACACGATGCAGAGACGCCCAGGCATTAACGTATTCAGCATTATCACGCAGGGATTTACCCGTTTCCTTGCTGATCTCGCCAGCCAGACCACGCCCGTCAATGTTCTTACTGATGTATTTCGCGATGTAGCTTGTCGGTGTTCCTTTGCGTGGGTTTATCAGCTCAGATTTAAAGCGTGGACCAGTGTTATTACCCAGTTCCTCGCGGTCTTCACGGATGGCAAACTTACGCAACAATGCAGTAATGGCGCGGCGGTCTTTTTTGCGCATGAAACACATGAGATGCCAGTGCACAGTACCGTCATGGTGCGGCTCAGCCACCCGCACGCCATACCAGCGCAACCCGGCTTTGTGCATAGCCTTACGAAATGCAGCAAACATGCCGACCAGATAATCGCTGCTTTGTCTTACCGTCGCATTTGTCCAGGTCGGGTTGGGTCTGCCGTTGTTGAGCGTGGAATGGAAACGTGACGGACAGGTGATAGTGTAGAAAACGGCGCAGTCACCACGCATTTCTGCGATAAGCTCCAGACCTTTAACACAGGCCATCATCTCATTGCGGCGATGTGCCGGGTTGCTGCTGCTGGCGTTTACCACATCTTCCATATCCAGCGTGTCGCCGTCTTCGTTCACCAGTTCATGAGAACGGAAAAACTCCAGCGACTTACGGCGCTGCTCACGTTTATGCGTCACGGCTTCATAGCTGACATAGGGAGATGCTTTTTTGCTGACCAGGCAAACAGCACGCAACTGCTCTTCCCGCCATTCGCAACGCATCTTCCACAATTTTCGATACCACCAGTCGGCGCAAAGCATACGTGCCAGCGAACCCGGTATGAGTTCATAGGGCACGGGTTTGCGGCGGTTTCTTTTCCGGCGGAGTTGCTCAAACGCAGGCGGGATAACATCCAGTCGCAGGGTTTCCGCTGCCACCTTTTCCCATGTCTTGCGGATTTCTTCTGGCTTAACGTCATCGGTGGCATATAAATCGCCACAAGCGGCATCAAGGCACATGCTCATATGCGCAGCTACTAGGGTGGACAGGCGTTTTACCTGATCCTGACTCATTTCAGGCAGGATCAGCAGGCCCTCAAGCCCTTGATGGCTTGCCATAAAACGGAAAGAAGCGGATAGCTGACTGTCGCGTACACAATCCAGTCGCTCCAGACATGGCTTAATCGTCTCACGCAAATAGCGGGAATAAGCCTTTGGCCTGCCCAGGCTGCTGAAGTATTCGATACGTTGCATCAGCGGCTTGCTGATGTGGGTAGGCTGGGCGCTGACATCTGCCAGAATGACCATGTCCGGGTTAAAAAGCTGCTGCTCATGCGCAAGCTTTGCGCGGCTAATGAGCTTATCCTGCTCCATTTCGCGCTGGACAGGATCACGGGATTCATTAAAGAAATAACGCTCCCAGACCTGCTCACTCAGTGCCTCGCGGCGCAGTTGTTCCTGCTCGTTATCGGCAGCATACAGAGTGATCAGGTTTGAAAGTGCAGACTCCGGCGCAAATTCCGCCGGGTCCAGATAAGGGTTAATGGCCTTTTTCGGGCCGTTCCATGAAAATGATGCAGCGGCCTCGTTAAAGCCGCTAGAGTTGCTCATATCGTCATGACTCATACACGCACCTCGTACACAGCAGAACTATCTACGCCACGCGAAGGATCAAATCCCACCCAGCAGCGCGCCCCGGAAACAGCAATGATTTCTGTTGCAGATTTACTATCACCAGCTGCCACACCGATGCTGCGTTTTGCCTTGATGTAGTGGTGAGTAAAATTGCGATACAGCGAACGGATCAGGGATGTGTCACTGTTAGAAACAATGACGGGATGTCCTTCTGATGACCGATGTTCAAGAACGGATGCCAGGTGATACTGGTCATCTTCAGTGAAGCCGTCAGTGTGATAACCGGAAAACGTACCGTCATAAGGCGGATCGCAATACACCACATCCCCCACCTGCAGCATCGCCAGCGTTTCATCAAAGCTGGCGCAGATAAACGTTGCTCGCTGGGCTTTCTCTGCAAATGCGCGAATTTCTTTTTCAGGGAAATACGGATTTTTATAATTACCGTAGGGAATGTTGAAATGCCCGCTCTTGTTATAGCGACATAACCCACGGTAACCGTGACGATTGAGATACAGGAAATATACCGCTTTCATGAAATCAGTAATTTCAGTTGAGTAATTAAACTCCTGCCTTATGTTGTAATAAGCCACCTCCCTGTTTGCGTTCTCAAATAAAACTTTGGCGCGAGATATAAACGATTCACAATCAGCGGCAACCTTTTTATAGAGGTTGATTAAATCAGGATTAATATCCGCAACCAGATAGCACGGATAATCCGTCTCCATCATCACAGCACAGGAACCCGCGAAAGGTTCAACCAGTCGCGGACCAGCAGGAAGATGTTTTTTCAGTTCGGACATTACGGCGGTTTTATTTCCCGCCCATTTCAGGATGGTGCTCATACAGCACCTCCGTTGTAATGTTTGCCTTTCAGCTCTGCGATTTCCTGACAGGTAATGCAAAGCTGCACACCCGGAATGGCACGGCGGCGTGCTGGCGGAATTGGCGCTTCACACTCAATGCAAAGCACGCGGGACACGCCCGGCGTTTTGGCACTGGCAGCACGGATATGACGCTGGCGTTCTTCTTCAACGCGCTGCTGTACGAGATCCATTGCATCAGCCATTAGTGGATCTCCTGCGCTTCGTTCTGGATTGCTTCAGCAGTTACACGCAGTAGTTCTGCTGCTTCGACGTGGTTTAGCTGGCGGGATGTGATATGACACGCCAGGCTATCAAGGCGAGCTGCCATTGCTTCAGCCCTTGCCCGGCGTTCTTCCAGACGAGCCTCTGTTAGTAAAATATTAAGCCCTGCATCATCCGGTCCGGTTTTAGTCGTGAGAGTTTCAATATTACACATAATCAATTCTCCTGAATTTAGATAAAGGGATACCCGGCGGGTTTACGCCATTAATTTCATTAGTTGGTTAATTCGGCATGGTTAGCCGTCTGGGAAATAAGCTCACCACTGCACGAAAATGATTCATTGCTTTAATCAACTCCCGCTTTTCGTCAGTGGTCAGCTCATTAATGCTGATGCTATGACGTTCAGCTGGAATTTTTGCCATAAAGAATATAGCAGCCAGTGCCCGTTTATTTTGTTCGTTATTGATATCCCGTGGATCACGCATATCTTTAATAAACCGCTCAAGCTCTGACTCAATATTCAGGCCAAATACTTTCGCCCTTAATTCCGCAATGTGATTAAGTCCATTCAGGCGTTCACCGGGGCTTAATGGAACAGTCGCCGCAGCGCCATTAATTGCCATACTTCATATCCCCCAAACGCACCTATCGTTCTTTGTTCTTACGGTAACGCTCAAGGGGAGATACATTTTTTCGTACCGTCTCTTTAACCTGCTCTCCCCGTAAAAATGTCCCATCCTTTAGCGTGAAAAAGTAACTGCCATCGCCCGACAACGACGGATAACAACAGAGCAAATCATCTTCAGGTACTGAATAACTCTCCCCTCTGTAACAAAACTGATAAACCATATCACTTTCCGCTGTATACATTTTGACTTTCTCCGTTTCCTCGTGGTCAATTCAGACAGCAATTCATCTTGTGAATGACATGGATGCCAGCGCTTTCCATCCTCACCCATGATCCAGCCGTGACCGTAGTGCATTGCCGGGCTTTGCTTTACCAACAGCGATGCAAATGATGGTTCTTTCGACAGCATAAGCACCTCACAGCAAACCGAATGAAGCACCGAGGCCAGTAACGGTATCAACTGCACTCGCCATCGCAGGGTTAGCCTGTAAACGGGCCTGCAATGAAACAGCAGCCAGCGCCATCAACCGAGTTACAGAGTTAATGCTGCTGATAGCATCACGACGACCTGCACTGGTTTTTACATCGCCAGATACCGCACCTGCAGCAACACGCCCGATCTCTGCGGTTGCACTCATGACGTAATGTGGCAGTTTCTCTTTTGCTACCTCATTAATCGGTACACATGGCAGACAGTGAATCTGAGCCAGAAAGCCATCTACCAGCGTCGAATCTTCAGTCAGATCGGTAAGCAGCCAAATTTCTGGTGCGGTTAATAAATGAGGTTGAGAAGGGTTCAGCTTGTTTCGCAGAATCTGCACATTCATTCCTGCACGTCCTGCCAGCTGCACCAGGTTGTGGCGCAGTGCGAATGCACGACAGGCTTCATCAAAATGTGGATGTTTGGAAACTTGGTAATCAAACATAGTCGACACTCCTGATACATCCCAAAATGGAACTAGTTGAATACAACATTGCAATCAGTAAGTGCATCAACGGTAAGAGCAGCAAGGTTGATCATTACCTTTTCTCTTTTCTTGTCTTTCCGAAGGCGATGGCGAGGGATGCGACCATCAGCCAGCATATCGTTGATGGTGTCGATAGAAAGACCAGTAAGTTCACTATAACGCTCAATTGTGACGTGTGGCGTATTCAGAGTTATTGAAATGTTAGGGGTCATGATGCAACATCTCCTATTGGCTTGTGGTGAGCCTGTAGTAATCGTGACAAGTACCCAAACGGGTACAAAACTGATACTAGGATCGCAAAAGAGATATGTCAACATCAAAGTACCCAAGTGAGATCAAAATAAATCCCAATAAAGGTGGTAAGGCTGCGATTGAGCGATTAGTCGAAGCTTATGGCTTTACGACACGACAGGCTTTGGCTGAACATCTTGGTGTTTCTAAAAGCACGTTAGCTAATCGATATATGAGAGATACATTCCCCGCTGATTGGATAATTCAATGTGCGTTAGAAACAGGTATTTCACTTCGTTGGCTATCCGCAGCTGAAGGCCCCATGTATGTGGATGCAAAATCGCATGTTGTAAGCCTGACCAGAGAGAAAATTATCGATGGCAAACTGATTGATAATGGCTATTTAATTTTTGATTTATCACTATTGCCAAATGACCTAAAAGATATCTCAGCTCTTGAGCATGAGCATATAACTTATGTCGTGAGACGAGGTGTGGATGAGATTGATGATGGGTTATGGTTGATTGCCATTGACGGTATATATTCTGTTCGAGAATTAATGAGGTTACCTAATAACCGCATAATGCTAGAGTCAAAATCAAAAAAATAGAGTGCAATATCAGTGATGTTAATATCATCGCTAAAGTAATTATGACCTGTAAATAATTAATTTTAAAGGACAAAAAATGATTATTGGTGTTATTTTACGAAATTTCAAGAATTTCAAAAATCAACATTATATCCCTCTCACTTTAAACAATAAATCCTCTTGGCTCATTGGTGAAAATGGTGTCGGGAAAAGCTCAATATTACAAGCATTAGATATTGTACTAAATAAAACTGATATCAATAGACTTGATATCAACAATGAAGCGCGCAGTCAAGGTTTCGATACTCGAGAACCATTCATTGTGCCAATTTATTTAATAAATAAAAACAAGCTAAAGATAAATAATTCCCTATACAAAGCATTAGAAATCGTAAGCGATATCACTTGGCAAATAGAAAGTGATGTTTTTAATACATTGCAACGTCCTATAGCTGAGAAATTTATATCACACAGGAAGCAACTAGAATACAAATATTCTTCAGATGAATATTTATTAATTCCCCTTGGGATAATAAAAGAAACTGCAAATGATATTCCTCGCCCCTACATGTCAATTTTCGAATCTATAGATGATTATCGATTGCAAATTGATGATCTCGCAAATGAAAATAGTTCGACGAATAATAAAAAATATCAATTTAACAATATACTACCTAAGCTATTAATAACAATTAAGGATATCTATAATTATATTTACCTACCTGCAGAAATAACCACATCCGAATACTCAAGGATTGAAAGCGATTTATTACAGTCTTTATTAGGTGAAAATCTCCAACAAAAAATCAGTAAAATCATTAAGAAAAAGGATATTACAGCAATAAATTCGCACTTAAATGATTTTATTAGACAATTAACTACAAAGCTTGAGGGGCGATATCAATTTAAAAAACCATCTCAGCGACAAAATAGTTTCACTCAACGTCATATGATATCTAAAATAATTGAATCATATTTTAGTGATAAAATATTACATCATATTGATGATGTTAATAAAGAGACCCCTGTGCAAAATTTAAGCTCAGGAGAAAAAAGAAAAGCATTGCTAGATCTTGCTACCAATTTCTTAAAACATAATCCACAAAAATCTCAGCACTCAACAATTCTTGCTGTTGATGAACCTGAATTATCCTTACATGCCACATCATGTTTTAATCAATTTGATAAAATAAAAAAAATTAGCGACCTAGGCATACAGACTATTTGTACAACTCATTGGTATGGTTTTTTACCTGTTACAGGCTCAGGTACAGCCATATATATTTCCCCCTCTCAAACATACATCAAAGCACTCGATCTGGAAAACTACAAGGATGAATTAAAGGAACTAGCAAAAGAGTCAAATGGCTCTTACCTTGACGTTTTAGAAATGAAAAGCAATCACGACTTAGCACAATCAATTGTTTATTCAATAACATCTGGAAATAATTATAACTGGATATTGTGCGAAGGAAAAACTGATAGAAAATATATTTCCGCTCACTTGGATTATGAAAACATTGAGAAACTAATAGTTTTATCCGTCGGTGGCTCCCCTACAGTAAAAAAAATATATAATTTACTCGTTATGGCGTTAGAGGATCGCAAAGCAACAATCTCAGGAAAAGTATTATTATTATTAGATACAGATCACAAATATAGTCCATATGATGCTACAGATACAATACCAAGTATAAAAATAAGAAGACTCTTGCTCGATAAAGACTTATCTAATATAAGCCTTGTTAAAGTTACTGATGATCGAGTTTATCCACCTACAGAAATTGAGCAGTCTCTTAATGCTGATTTCTACGTAGAAACTCTGAAAATGCTTTACACTAAAGGAGAAACTAGTTTGTCCTTTATGGAAACCCCACAGTTAATGGAGTCTTCAGTATCGGGAGGCGCTTTGAATCTTAACATTACAGAAAAAAAAGCTATTGAGGATTATTTCGAATTACCAGGAAAAAAAAATGAATTTTGCGAAAAATATTTAGAAATACTAGCAAATTCAAATGAAATAAAAACCCCCGACTGGCTATTGAACGTTGCACGTTTTTTCCACGGGGATAAGAATGTTTTTTAAGTAAAAACCATACATTGACTACTGGTCAAATATACAGTTAAATTTAGCCCTCTGATATGAGGGCTTTTTTATGGCAGTACGAAAACTCACCACAGGGAAATGGCTTTGCGAATGTTACCCCGCCGGACGAAGTGGGCGTCGTGTGCGTAAACAATTCGCCACCAAAGGCGAAGCTCTGGCTTTTGAGCGTCACACGATGGAAGAAACCGAATCAAAGCCCTGGCTGGGCGAATCAGTGGATCGTCGAACCCTGAAAGACGTGGTTGAGCTATGGTTCAAATTACATGGTAAATCTCTGACTGCTGGGCAGCATGTCTATGACAAATTGCTGCTGATGGTTGACGCTCTAGGCAATCCTCTTGCAACCAATCTCACCTCTAAAATGTTTGCCCACTATCGAGATAAACGCCTGACCGGTGAGATCTACTTCAGCGAGAAATGGAAGAAAGGAGCCAGCCCGGTCACCATTAACCTGGAGCAAAGCTATCTAAGTAGTGTTTTTAGCGAACTATCCCGCCTGGGCGAATGGTCGTATCCAAACCCACTGGAGAACATGCGAAAATTCACCATCGCAGAAAAAGAGATGGCATGGCTTACCCATGAGCAGATTGTTGAACTGCTGGCTGATTGCAAACGTCAGGACCCAATTCTGGCGCTGGTAGTCAAGATATGCTTAAACACAGGCGCACGCTGGCGAGAAGCAATAAACCTTACCCGATCACAGGTGACTAAATACCGAATTACCTTTGTAAGAACGAAGGGGAAGAAAAACAGAAGCATCCCTATCAGTAAAGAGCTTTATGAAGAGATCATGGCGCTTGATGGATTCAATTTCTTCACAGACTGCTATTTTCAATTTTTATCCGTGATGGAAAAAACGTCTATCGTGCTCCCTCGCGGTCAACTCACACACGTTCTGCGCCATACGTTTGCGGCGCACTTCATGATGTCGGGTGGAAACATTCTGGCCTTACAAAAAATTCTCGGACACCACGATATAAAAATGACTATGCGTTACGCACATCTGGCACCGGATCATCTGGAAACGGCGCTCCGTTTCAATCCTCTGGCAACGCTGCCAAGTGGCGACAAAGTGGCGGCAGCGGTTGGCATTACCCCGTCATAA